TTCCATCTGGTCAAGGTCTACTGCTTGTGTAACAGATATAAAGTCTGTCTTTGTTTCAATGTCTGTAATTGCAGAAGCATTAGTAGATATTCCAGAGATGTCTTGGTCCCCTGTGTTAGTGCCTGAAAGGTTACTTCCTGTGATGTTTCCGGAATCATCAATAGTCGCACCACTATTTTGGATGATCTTTCCAGTCGTCCCATCGAATCTCGCAATAGCATTATCAGTAGAAGATGCTGGACCAATTACGTCACCCAAATCTCCACTAGTAGTCTCAATCAAAAGCCTCCCGTTTGCTGGATTTGCTCTCAAGGGGACTATTGTTTCTCCGTCAACACTACTAATACCTGATAGTGCTGTTACAAAGTTATCGTCTCTTTTTACATTTGCCATATTTACATTTCAACAAGGATAGCCCCTGTCGCTGGGTTAACTACTAATGGAACAGTTGTTACACCGTCTACATCACTAACAGCAAGTGCTGTTGGTATTGAATTTTCGTCTCTTTTTGCATCTGCCATGTTATTTTGTTAGTTTTTTCTTACCGATTGTTATTGCTAATGATTTGAATCTGTCTTTGAGTAGAATTTCTTTATCGTTCAATTCCTTCTCCTTTTTTTGCAGTATATCAGACTTTTCTTTATTCTCCTTGTCAATCTTGTTTAGTTCTTTACTTTTGTTCATGTAGTCCACATTGAATGTGGTCACATCATTAGCTAGTACAGTCTGTTTTGTGATTAAGTCCATAGACATGGTACGTAGTTTTTCTTCCGTTACTATTATTCCTCGCTCTCTTTTGTTAAGACTACTTTCTCTCTCATCTAATACTTGCTTTCTGTCTATATACTCCTCTTTCATGTCCAGGGCATCTTGTTTATCATTCTCTAACTCAAGGAGTCCCTGTTTTAAGTCTTCTTCTCTAGAATCTAGCTCGATGTTCCTCTTATTAATAAGCTCCTGCTCTGCCTTTATTGGTTTTAGTGCCTCTGTCCTTCTATTCTCAAGACGAGTAACTTCATTATCCAGTTTCCGCTTTTTCGTTGTCACATCTTTCTCAAAAGAGTCAAAATCTGTACGGATTTTAGATGTTTTCTTTTCCAATTCAATCTTAAGCTCATTAAACGTATTAACAGCCTTGACTTCTTCATTTCCCAGCTTTCTTATACGATCTTTAGTCTCCCTTTCATTAGAAATCTTGTTGTTATCTTTTTCTTTTTGCGATAACAATTGCATATCTATTTCTCAGTTACTTTCTTCTTTTTCACTCCCTCAAACTCTTCTTCCTCTACCACCTCTTTCTTAGCTGCTGCCTTCTTTGTCTTCTTCTCAGCTGTTGCTACCTTGTTTGATGTGCTTTCTGGCGTATCGTCTTCCTCATCATTATCTCCTGGAATACAGGCTTGAGAGAATATCTCCATGTACCGTGGTACATCTCCTGGTCGCTTTGGTGAACACATGCTTGCGTTCCCCTCTTCTGTGAGAATTTGATTTGTTAGATGCTTAGCATAATGTTCTGCTAGATAAGACTCCATGAGCATAGACTCTCCGGGCTTGAATACTCTTGAATTTCTACCATCCCATTTTGATGAAAAATCCTCATCTGAGATGTTTGTGAAAATTGATGTTGTCATAATATTATTATTGATTATTTAATGTGGGTATTATCCCTATCCTCACCCTCGTAAAAGGGCAAGATAGAGTTACTACTCTAGAATTAGTGATACTGCTCGGTACTCAGTGTCTACTCCTGCCTGAATGGCAACAGCGACTGCTTGTTCTCCGATTAGATCAGCTACTTCCAATGCTCCCGCGACACTTGAACCGATAGTACAAGTTGAACCGATAGCTAGAGCTTCATCAGCTAGTGCTGAACATACTCCTTGTGTTTGAACCCATCCAAACTCTCCCGCTGGGATTGTGTTGTTTGGAATTCCTGCTGCTTTATCAGCTTGATCTGCTGCCGAGATAACAATATCAGCAAATTCGTTAGCAAGTAGCGTAACTTCTGATGAAGTCGTAAGTGCTACTCGCACATCGTCTGATAGTTTCACCGTCAGTGATGCTGAAGCATCTGCTGCTGGATGTCCTGAGATTCGGTACGCTGTACCTTCTCCTGCTGCATCGTTTACTACTAGGTAACCGTCAGCATACTGGTTAAGTGTTGCTTCTGTTGCTCCTAGAGTAACTGTTACTTCACTAGCTCCTGCAGCCGCTGCGGCTGCTACTGCAATGTTCTCGTGGTTGGCAACAATCGTTGAAGCAACTGTTAGCTTTCCTGGAGCAAGTGCTGTTGCACCTGCTCGTGCGTATCGGTAGATTGCTCCACCTTCTGTCACACCTCGTGAACCTAGTGCGTACTCTTTCCTTGTCCCTGTGTATGCGATATCTCCTGCATAGATTTGAACGTCTCCTGTCATAGTCATAATAATTTTATATTATTAGTTGATAATTTTTTACACTCCTGTGATTCCTGATAGTCGTCCTTGTCTCTTAGGATTAGTAGTGATGAACTGTCCACCGAAGTAGATAAATCCTACTACTGCCGCCTGGTTAGTTGGCTTAATCCAGTCAGACCATGAGAACCCAAGTCCTACTGGTGTGCTGTAGTCGTTTCCTTCTACTTGATTTTTGTAAGAGATAGGTGTTGCTCCTGCGAATGGTAGTGCGCAGAAGTCCATGTATCGCTCGTTCAAGAAGTATAGGTCTCCTGATGTACACTTTTCGTCTGCTAGTACTGGTCGTCCCTTGTACTCTAGCGCGATAAATCCTGTTCCACCTTTCAATCCCTTAGTGCTTGATACTTCCTTAGTGATTCGCTCTTGCGGTCGCAAAAGTTGTCCGTATAGGTTGTATACAGTTTCAGTACCGTACATTGCTGTTGGTACTTGTGTTCCTGAACTTACGCTTGACCACATTGCATCAAATTGTGCAAGTGTAAGTGTTCCTCCTGATGCAGTGATAGTAGATTGTAGCGTTGGGTATGTTGCTCGTGAAAGCCCTCCAATTGTTGCTACGTTAGAACCATCGTCCACAAGTGCCTTAAGCCCTAGTGGATCTTTTCCTGCGTTTCCTGTTCCATCTGCGTAGAAGATATCTCCGAGGTCATCAGCCATATCTTCGGTATCAGATTGCATTGTTAATGACATGAGGTCTAGTACCTTGTCTTCTGTATCAGCGACAGATAGTTCGTCCCCTGGAAGTGCGCAAGTAATTTTGTAAAAACTTGGTGTAAATTCCATTGTTTGTCGGTTATCTGTTGCAGTAGTTGCGAATGTGTCGAATCCTGCAAAAGATTTACCTGTTGTGTTTTTAGAGATTTTCACTCCAACTCGTTTCTTTCGTCCGCTCCATTTCTTTGAAGCACGTACCATGCGTTGCATAAGTACGTTTGAGTCTAGAACCGTATCAACAATGTAAGGAAGATAATCTTCTCTTACAGTTGTTTGAATTCTCTCTCCGTATAATTCAGCCATTTTTAATAGTGTATTAGTAATTTAATAATTACCAGGGTCGCCTATTCTTAAAATCATCTGCGGTTTTGAAAGTGTTTGGACTATCCGTTTTGCCATTGGCTTTAGACGGATCTGCCATTTTCTTTCTATCTGTCTTATCTACTTTCTTTTCATTCTTAGTAACTTTTTCTTCAAGTTGTAAGAATTCATGAGCTAGTCGATAGTTCCAATTTCCGTCAACATCTAGAAGTTGCTTGTCCTCTACTATTTTCAGTAGTTTGTTTTTGTCAAATGAGCCGTACTCTGATTCAAGTGTGTTTAACTCTGATTCCATATGTTCTCTGGCTTCAGTGATAGCACTCTCTTGTTTATCACGTTCAGACTTCATCCTTTCAATAGCATTTTCTTCTGCTTGTTTGACGATTTTAGATTGGTCATTCTGGTATTGTTCCCACTGTGCTTCATCTCCACCCCACCAATCTGGCATGGGTACTTCAGTAGCTTCAGGTTTTTGAAAACTTGCTTTTAAGTCATTGAGTTCTTTTGAAAATTCATCTCGTTGAGACTTCATTTTCTTCTCCCAAGACGTCTCTCTCTCCTTCCATCTAGGATGTTCATGGAATGGTACTTGTTTTCCTTCTGTCTCCTCGACATCGGTATCTTCTGCATCATTCTCACTCTCTCCTTCTTGGTTCTCTTCTATTTGTGTAGGTAACGACTCTACGGTAGTGTCTTCTGATGCTGTATCGTCTGACTCTTGCGTTGGTATATCTTGAATTGACATATAAATTATTATTGTTACGACTCACTTATTTAGTAGATAGCTCAATGAGTTATCTTGGTCGCTGACACGAAACGACCGTACTTACTTTTAATATACCCTATTATTGACGTTCTGGCAATTTATTGCCTATAACATCTTGTGCTATATCCACCTCCCCTTTGACTACTTCTTTCCTAATATCTAGGTTTGCCTTGTGAGTTTCCTCTGTCAATTTGTTCTTGTGCTTGATAGCTTCAGTTGCCTGTTCTTTCTGTACTTCTATTTGAAGTTCTCTTTGCATCTCTTGTGTACCTTGTTGGCTCTTTTGCTCCATTACTTTTTTCACTTCCTCTGAATTCTTGTACAACTGTTCAGGCGCGTTCTGTTCCATCCATACATTACTTGCTAGCTCTTCTGGATTGGCATAGTCAAGGTTCCTGTATAAGTCTAGTGTAGACATACGTCCCATTTTAGCTAGCTCCATTGATTGATTTGCAATGGTAGTGCTATCTTTTGGAAGTAGTGAACCTTCTTTCACTGACACGATTAGCTCCGGCTTATTCTCCATATCAAATGATTCGTCATACACGTACATCAGTTGTAGCCACCAGTTGTATATATCGTCAGCAAACTGTTCTAAGAATTCTGATACACCTCCTCCGATCCTATCCGTATCTAGTCCACGATTTATGAGCTTTCCACGTACAGTATCTTCTGATGAATTACCACCTGCGCTTGAACCACGAGTACCGAAAATATCTTGTACCCTGTTACGCATATCAATAAGATTATTGAATACATCTGCTGGTAGTCCTTGTGGTGTCATACGCATTACTGCATTTTGTGGTAGTCCTTGTGGAATATATACGGTACCTCCTCTAAGTAGTGCTTGTGTTGCCTGTGAGGCTTGGTCTTTTGATAGCCCTGAATACTCTCCTGAGACAACCATACCTGAATTAAAGCCATCAATATTCTTATCCATCTGTCTGTTGCGTTTATTGATGATATCTTGATTAGCAAGGTTTTGATAGATAAGACTAGTGTCGTCCATTGGTTGCTTTCCTAAATTAAATACAGATAAGAACACGAATGGCATCTTGCTGTATTTGAAGTGATTAGACCCCTCAATAACGGTCTTTTCTTTTGTCACCTCCCCGTACTCGTCTACCTCTTCTTCTTCGTCATCTTGATCGTAGTTCCAATGGATATTTTTTTTCTTGAGAAGTACAGTCTCCCCAATTGTCCAGCAAGTGTATTCGTCAGTCCACCATTCAATAAATTGAAGTTCTGTGTCCATATCTTTTTTAGCTAGATTCTTTATCTCCTTCTCTTTATCTTTTGCGAATTCTACCAGCTTAGATGCCTTCATCTTTTGGAATTTACCAATGTATTTACCTGTGTAACCGTCTTCTGTGACTGTCGAGTCTGGGTCAAGTATCAGTTTAGTGGGACGTACAATCTCTACTGTTGGAATATTCTTTTTGTTATCCCATCCTACTTCTGCTACACCGAGTAGATAGATAGACCAGTGCCTACCTGCTCTCTTCAATTTTAATCGTAGTTTCTTCTCATCGGCAATATCCCCAAGTGTTTTTTCTATGTCTTTTGCAAAGCTGAGTTCATCGGGAGCAGGTTCTTGCCTCTCATGCTTAAGAGATACCATCGGTTCAGGATTCCTCCTTGTTATTTGTGGTAGATATATCTCAACTGATTCAAAGATAACATTGTCCATGATAGGACGGTTTGTTTCTAAGTATCCCTTCGCTAGATTGAATTGATTTCCTAGCCAATATTTCTCACATTCATCAGCTTTCCTTATCCAGTCTTTTTTTACTTCTGATTTATCCCACTGATCCTTCCATTTCTTTGTGAGATTGTATAGCTCCTTATCGTCCATATCAAGCGACAACTCAGGCAGGTATTCCGACACAACTCCTTGCTCTGTTTCTTGAGCATTCTCATTACCAACAATCTTGTTGATATTTTGACTTAGAGACTCTGCTCCGTCTATTAGTGAATTAAATATTCCCATGTGTATAAATTATATGTTACGCCAGTCATCATCTTGCTTTCCATAAAAATCAAAATGCTCTTCTGGATTAAAACTCATGCTTCCATCAGGGTTAACTTCATAAGAGTCTGGCTTTTGCTTGGGTTTATTATGCACTACATGTCCCTTCTCTGCAAACTTTGAAATACCTGCTCTCCAATACACAGTTGCGTGTACCCAGTCATCTCGTCCTTTACGTAACCACTTGAACGTCTTGGTCAAGAGTTGTGGATTTTCTTCTGTTACTTTATAGATATTTTTCCAGTGCAACCAGTAAGGAAACCACTCTGCCTTTGAACCAAATAGTGCAAGCCTCTTAGACTTAAATTCATCAATGACTAGCTGAATACATCTGTTTCTATCCACAACAACATTCCCACTCTCTTCATTCTTTCCCCATGTTATCAGTTTCATTGTCTTTCTATCATTTCTGTAATGACACAAAAATACTCTCCCTGGGAATTCCTCTCGTAGTTTTCTTGCGCCTATAATATCTCCTCCCTGGTCAATTACCATGATTGAGTCTTTCCATTCCGCCAAGAATCCTCGTAGTTCATCATATGGATCATGTTCTGCACTAGCTTTCTCACATTGTCCGAAAGTAAAAATACCTTTAGCATTACCGATGACATATCTAATATCTATCCCTGTATCTACACCAATAACAATTGGTCCGCTTTGGTCATTATCCATCGATGTAACATTTCCTAATATAGTCTCTTCATCTACCACGTTTCCGCTACCTGCAAATGGCAATCCCAATACTTTATTGTAAAAAAAGTCTTCTGTGTTCGTATCGTCATTCCACTTGTCTATCAGCTCTCTTGCTGTCACATATGGAGCAATAAGCAATGGCACCCAATATCCTGAGTACTTGCGTTCATCTGTCTTCTTATATTTAGCTACCCATGCACCATTACGTCTATCGTTATCTGATAGTTCTCCCTTACACTTCTTGCAGATATATTTTTTTGTTTCAAAATCAACGGACATTTTAGTGTCGTCTACTAAATTCCAATCCATATAATGATAGAAGTCACAGTGTGGACATGTGATGAACCAATGCTTTTGGTCAGACTTCTGCCACTCCACATCTACACCATGTCCGGGTACACTAGGGTGAGAGAACACGTGTATTTGCTTGTATTTACTGTGTTGCAATCGAGCTTGGAATTCTGCGATAACATCTTGCTTTGATGAATCTTTCTCATCATGCACCAATCTATCAGCTGTAACCATAATCGCAGCCTTCTTACTCCATGAACCACGAAAGTAAATCATAGACTTTTCACCCACTGTTTTTTGCTCTACGCTATCCTTGTCTTTGGTGTATTCCAATAGAATAGGATTGTTAGCAATAATACGGTTGACCTTACCTCCTACAAATACCGTGATGTCGTTACCTGTTGGTAACGTGT